GCTTGCTCCTCTGTCAATGCTTCAATATCGCGGATCGTGTATTCTTTCATTTCTGTTTTCCTCCTTGTCATGGAGGGCCGCCCGTGGTATAATGGGCGTGCCCTGGTTTGGTGGTACTTGCTGGGGCTTCTCTTTGCCCTGGCCACTGTTGCGAGTAGTGGCCGGGGCTTTTTAATAGTCAATATATACGGTGTAATCTGTGGGGCTTGTCTTCCTGATCTTGTGTCCGCTGGCCTTGTCCAGCGCTAACCATGCGTCCCGCTCCTGTTCACTCTGGTATGGCCTTCTACAATTCCATTCTTTGCGGTATTTGTAGATATATTGGATAATGCCCATGTTTTTCCCTTCCGGTCTGTGGCCTTGCTTTCCCCTGCCGGTTGTGTTATAGTGGGGGCGACATGTGGCAGGCCATGCCGCCCCGTGTTCTTTGTTAGATAGCCGCTTACTTGTTCAGGGTAGGGCGGCTATCTTTTTTTACTGCTTGGGGATGGCCTCTCGGATAATGCGGGCCGCGTCCTGTGCGTCCTTGGCCGTGGCCTCTACCAGCCTTGCCAGTGTTTCGAGGTATGACGCTAATTCGGTTTGGGTCATGCTATCAATCTCCATTTCGTTTACCTCCTGCCCGGTGAATTCAGCTCGGTTTCCCTTGCTGTGATTGTATGATAGCATATTTGGTTATATATGTCAATAGGGTTTTATTGATTAAATGAAATAATTTTCAATGGAACAAGAACCCATGCGACACATATATTATATGTGAAACCAGCGTTTCCATTAAGTATACCTATATGACAAGCCGGATTGCGGGCCGGTACACCCCTGGGGGGTAGAGAAAGCGCCCGCCCCCCTACCTCACCACCGAATTGTGCGACACGCTCAAAAAGACCTTTTATTTGAAAAATATTTCAAAATTCTATTGACACATAAAGAAACACATGGTATAGTATAGTCAAAGGAGGCGGAGTAAATGAAGATTGGATATGTTAGGTGTTCGAGCGTAACGCAGAACCCGGAACGCCAGGAGGTTCTTATGGATCGGCTTGGCGTTGATAAGGTTTATATTGATATGTGTAGCGGAAAGAATATGCAGAGGCCGCAGTTGCAAGCCATGTTGGACTTTATGCGGGAGGGCGATACGATTATTGTTGAGAGTTTCAGCCGTCTTGCAAGGAGTACAAAAGACCTTTTGGAAATCACAGATATTATGACGGCGAAGGGTGTCGAGTTCATCAGCCAGAAGGAGACGATTGATACCAAGACTCCGGCGGGACGGATGTTGCTGACTATTCTCGCGTCCATCAGCCAGTTTGAGAGAGAGTGCATCCGCGAGCGCCAGCAAGAAGGAATTGAATTGAAGAAAGCTCGCGGAGAGTATAAGGGGCGTGTTCCTATTAAAATCGAGGATGCTGATTTTGAGGAACAATACAAGGCATGGCGTTCAAAAATCATTACAGCAAAAAAGGCAATGAGCAATCTTGGGTTAAAGCCGAACACATTTTATCGAAGGGTTGCAAAGTGGGAGGAAAGCCACGGACAGTATGACCCGAAACTGGACAGATACTATAAGGAGGATAACTGATGGATGAAAAAGTGTTCAATCATGGCCTGTTGTCTTATCTTGAAGAAAAAGTTGTAGAGAATGGAACGATGCACATAGATTCTGTTTTTCGATTTGAGAAAAACCCAGAAGATTTGCCTGCGTTCCTTTGGATAGCAAA